AGAAATAACAGGCACCAGTAATTCTAAAAATAGCACTCGTTGGTGCATCTGAATCAGTTGGGTTTGGAACATATTTTGGACGAATTTTGGTCTTTCTTAAATCAAGACCAACAATTGATGTGCCTCTGGGTACAACAGCACCACCGTTAATGCTGTTGAACTTATAGAGAATATTATTTTCCTGAGTTAAGTCAAAATTACTGTTTAAAGTTAATGATAGTTCTGCACCAGCGAACATTTCTGTTCCGCCAGGAGTTACTGCCGTTGCAACGCCACCATTATCTTTGATTGCATAACCAGGTCTGTTATCAATTAAGTGCTCACCAGGAAACAGAAGAATGGTTGTTTTTTCTGTGATATCATTATCATTACCTCTCAAATATGAGAATCTAGCGGACTCAATTAGTGCCCTTTGAATTGTTTTAAAGGGTTTTGTTAATGAGTTGCCTTGATTTTCAACACCATCAGTAGCATCAAGGTCATTGGGGTTGACATAAAGAATACGACCTTCTGTATTCTTAATAAAATTCTCTAACTTATTAAGAGGCATCGGATTATATTAACCAGGAATATTTCTATCTTTTATTTATTCCAGTAAATCCTCCCCATCATAATTAAATTCTATATCTTCTGGCATATCTTCTGGATTTTCTAATTCAACTGGAAATAGACAAGGATGCACTTCCTCATCTATAAGGTAAAATGAATTCTTATATAAGTCTTCTGGTTCAAATGCCCTTTCTTTGTCTGCCATTCTACAAAGATCTAGATCATACAAATGCCCATCAGGAAGTTCGTCAAATGTAAAAGGAACGTGGTTGATAAAATACATCTTCACGATCATACTGCCGTTATTGTACCAGCAGTATGCATGATCGATACGATAAGACATAGGGATTTTCCCATATCTTGTATTTATTTTTATACCCGTGGACAGATTCGAACTGTCGCTTGAACGATTTTAAGTCGTTTGCCTCTTCCGCTGGGCTACACGGGCGTGTATAAGACTATTATAGATCAAAGAATCATAATAGTCAAGTGCTCGTTGTGGGGAACGATCCCACCTATGCCGATTTATGAGATCGGTGCATTCACCAGATTGCTAAACGAGCATTCGCTATTCGCAAACAGCGAATGGGAATACTGGGAGTTGAACCCAGACTAAGCCCTTATAAGGAGCCCGCTCTAACCATTAAGCTATACTCCCAAAAAACCCTAACTGTCAGGGTGCTTCGTTGTTTAACTCAGTGTGTATTCGTATAATATCATCGTCGGCGGGAATCATAACTGCTGCTCTCCCGTTCTCATCGACAATACCTATATGCTCTCCGTTCTCAACTCTTTCTACAAGTTCATCAAAACGATCTTGAAACTCATCCACTGTGAAAACTTCCATCTCAGTTGTTTTGGATATTTATATTATAGCATCACTCGCCACAAATTGCAAGATCAGCATACTCAATTTGATCAGGATCGAGTTGAGCAGTGACTACTTCAAGAACGTTCATAAACTCCTGAACGGTTTCACACTCTACCAGACGCTCGCTGCCTTGATCACTCAGCAGGAGAAAGGTGCGGGTGCATACATCGATCACAATGCCTTGAACGGTTTCTTGTGCGGTGCTCATCGGGTGGTTTTCTTGATTACCCACATATTATAGGGTGTCTTGGGTGCCCTGTCAACCTATCGAAAGATAAGGACAACTAATCCGTTCTGACTGCTGCCGCCATATCCAGGAACATAATTTGGATCTCCTGAATTTGTGGCAGATCTACCTCCACCCGTTCCAGTTTGTCCATTTTGAGAAGAAGTATTAGACCAAGAACCGGAAATAATGCCAGATCCTCCGCCGGCGCCGCCACCAGAGCAGTTACTGCCAGAATATCCTCCACCTCCACCACCTCCATAATATCCTGCACCACCACCGCCGCCGCGATTTCCCTGATTTTGTCCGGAACCACCAGAATTACCACCATTAACTAGATTTGATCCACTGCTCCAAAAATCTCCACTACCACCATTTCTATCATCCGAAGATCCACCACCTCCTCCACCACTTTGAGTTCCAGCACCACCATTGTTTGGACCAGATCCACTTCCTCCAGAACCATTAGCACCACCATATCCACCTTGCCCATTCTGCCCAGCACCTCCTCCACCACCAGCAACTAATATATTTGTGCTATAAGAAACCGCAGACAATCCACCACCATTTCCTGCACCAGAACCCGCCTGAGAATATGGAGAAGTTTTTGATCCTTCTCCTGCCGCTCCAACATAAACAGTGACAGTAGATCCTCCAGTAACTGGTATTGTTCCCGCAACATAACCTCCACTACCGCCACTAAAAGAACCAGATGGACATTCACCTACACCTTGTCCACCAGAACCCCAAACTTTTGCTGTCATTGAGGTTGCATCCGCTGGAACAGTCACATTGTAAGTTGTATTTTGGTTATTTGATGCAATATATGATATAACTTTTTGTATTTTAATTACAATACGTGAGTTTGTGTTTGCATTTCCTGCTGTTCCTCTTTGAGGATCTGGACCATTCGTAAATGATGATGTTGTTGAATTGGTAACAGAAGGATGAATGTATCCAGATCCTCCCCCACCACCAGAAGCGGAACGAGTTCCTGAACCATAGTCATCACCACCACCACCACCGCCACCGCCGTAGTATCCACCACCGCCGCCTCCACCACCAGACCAGTTTGGAAATGATCCAGAACCTTGTCCACCTGTACCCCCTTGCAGTGCGGATCCAGGAGTTGCAGCAGTTCCAGAACCTGCACCAGCACCACCAGCACCGCCTTGTGTGCCACCAGAACCGCCAGTAGATCCAGTTACAGTATCGGGTGAGTTTCCACCATTGCCGCCGCTAGGTCCACCGCCGCCGCCGCCAGTGGCACTACCAGATCCACCAACAGGAGGAGCACCACCACCACCTCCACCAGCAATGATTCTAGCGTTTGATTGGGATATTCCTGGTGCTGGTCCATAAAAAATACCAGCATATCCACCACCTCTTTCACCACGATTAAAACCACTTCCACTTCCTGGTTGTGATGGTCCACCACCTGTATTGAGTTTTGCAGTATAAACGTCGTTCGTTGAAACGTTTATTTCACCAGCACTGTACCCACCTTGTCCACCATAAGAACCTTGTCCACCTTGACCCCACATTTTAGTAATTAATGTGGTGTTTGTTAACGCCGTTATTTTATATTCAACATCATTTGCACCATCAAGAATTAGCGCACCATATAAATCAAAATCCCAAAATGTAACTCCATTCACAGCAGGTTCTACTTTAATTGTACCAGTTCCAGATACACCGGTGCCTTTTAAAATTAAAAACCCACTTGCTCTGGCAGTTGCTGCTGCCATTGTACTTATGATTGGCATTATGTAAACTTAGTTTGTGATGCGAAAGATGTATACGTTGCGTCTGCTGTTTTAAATATAGAGAAAGTATATGCATCAACACTATTAGTATTTCCTGTTGATGGTGCAGTTCCACCTTGCCATTTTGGAGAAATAGTTACATTATCAACTTTAAGTGAACTACCAAGATATGCAGAGCTTCCTTGTGTTGCAAATAAAGTTATAGTGATTGAGTCGCCAATATTTAATAAAGAGTTTAAAGTAACTGTATCACTTCCTCTTATATTATTAGTCCAATTTCCAGTGGAATTTGAAGTAAAATAGTATAAAGAACCGTTTAAAACATCTATATTTACAGTTCCAGTTAATGCAGTTGTGTTTATTACTGCTTTTTCAATTGTTTCTCCTATAACATTAGTATTTAAAATATCCGTTTTTTGCTGAGTGTATGAAACTATTCCCACATTATTTGCATTAATATTAATAATCTCATTATTAAGAACACTTACATTAGAAAGATTTTTTGAAATACTTGAGATACCTGCATTACCTACTACAGTATTTTCTAATCCATAAACATTTCCATAAAACCAGACATCTTCATTGAAGACTGATTGTTGAAAATAAGTAGAATCTTCGGGTGAATGTGTCATAATATTAGGATGGTAATCCTCCCGTGAATGTTGATCCAATTAAATCACTAGAAACATAAGTGCCATTGAAGGTAATTCCACCAAATGTAGTTGTCTGTGGTGGCAAATTACCCGCCAGAGCATCGCAGTTAGCAATATTACTATCAAGATTAATTTTATTTCCAGCCTGTAATCTGATATTATTTCCTGCTTTTAAAGTTAAATTTTCATCAGCATCAACTGTAATATTTGCTCCACGAATTCTAACCTGTCCATTTTTTTCTGCTGTAATCCAGACATCACCATTCTTTCCTGTAATGATAATATCTACACCAGTTGAACTACTTTTTTGCCCACCTATAATTTCAATTGATTGGTCATTATAAATGTGAAACATTCCACCAAATGTCATTCCGACAAGTGAAACATCTCTATTATCATTTACTGCATATAGATCGTAAACAGAAGCACCATTTAAACCCATTTGTGGGTTTCCAGTGTCAATTCTAAAATTAGGACTAAAAGATTTAGATTTTCTTCTTTGCCAGTTTTGTTTGTCGAAAGGTCTTTCTGCCATAATTATTTACTAATACAATCTATTTGTTGTTTGACTTCACCTTGATATTGCTTTCTTGGTTTTAGTTTCGCTTTTAATGTTGCACCATAACCATTTTGACTCTTAACTTTGAGTAATGGTAAATCTTTCACCTCAGTAACATTGCTAGTACCACTATTTATTGGGAATACCCTAACGATATCACCGTTTGTAGTTCCAACTTCTACTTTATATTCTACCTCAGGATTATTCGTATCAATTACTCTATCATTATTTGTATAACCAGTTCCAGACTCTACAACTGTAATACCGTCTATTATGTAAGGTGGTTTTGATTCTGGTAATCCAACTAATTCTTCGACTTCACCGATTGGATAGTTTTCTCCTTCCGAAACAATATAAATGTCAATTACTTGTCTATAAGTTGGTGATTCTTCATCATAATCAATTACTGCTCTTCCTACAGCACCATATCCTTGATTACAATCATCAACAATTTCGACAAATGGTGGAAAATCATAATTGGATCCACCATTAATAATATCAATCCCAATAATACTTCCAGTTGCAGACAATCCATCACCAACTATTGATCCAAGAATTGCTTTTCCAACTGCGCCAGATCCATTGCTTCCAAATATTTTAACCTTTGGTCCTCCACAATTCAATGGAGGACCACCATAACAATCAGAAACAATACCTTTAAATCCTCTTGTAGAGAAACTTGAATTTGTAAAATCAAGAGATCCAATATTTTTAACAAGATCGCTAATTTCTCCACCAGTATCAATAAATGATTTTGCAATAGAAGCTGCTGTATTTGCAGATTCTAAAATATCAGATATTGAAACACCTGGTTCTTCTTTTGCACCTTTACCAATTACCCATTGATTAGTTGGTGCATTAAAGTTTGGAGAAATTTCATTACACGAAAGTTTAAGTTTTCCACTTAGTAATCCCTCTGCACTTGATCTTAGAAATTCTACCGCATCAAACCCCATCAAAATTTTATCTACGCCACCTAGAAGTGGTGACAATATAGAATCTATACCACCTATAATATGATTCATAAGACCACCAATAAACTGATCAGAAATGCAACTTACAAAATTAGTAACATTATCTGCAACTGCACTGATAAGACCTTTGATTATATTACCAATAGTACCAAGAACGGAATTGACAACGCAAGGTAGTGCTTTTTGAATTGCATTCACTGGTGCTACCATTGATGTTTGTGCCGCAACTCCTGCTTTATGAGCAATAGTATCATTTTTAGTTGCTGCAAAGACAAGATTATAAACTGTTTTGTATAGTAATTTCAATCCAGAATTTAAAACTGGTGCAAGATTTTTATATAAATTATTGACCATTCCATTGACTAAACCACTTGATATTTTTTGTATTTTTGCAGTGATCTTATCAATCTCTGCATTAATTAATGCTTTTGCATTGCCAATTGCACCAGAAACTTTATCTGTTATTGTCTGTACTTTATTGACAAAATTATCTACCTCTGTTGATATTTTACTTATTGTACTAGAACTTGATCCAGATGCTGCCTTTACTACATCTCCAATAGCACTATATGCAGATCTCTCATTGGGTCCAATTTTTTTCGCCTGTTTTGGACTTACAGTTCTTGGAGATTTTTGTGAGTTTGCATTATTTTCATTCGACTCACTTTTAACAATATTTGCACCATCATTATCAATTTTGTTTGTATATCCAGTGTAAGGTTCAAACGGTTCAGTATATTGATTAGTTGAAACTTCTGAAGTTCTAGGGAGAACCCCAAGAATTACTGGGACATTAAGATCATTTCCATCTAAGAAAAATCCAAACACAGTGTCGCTAGGTGAGATTGCGACACTAGTATATTGATTTGCACCACCAGATCCAGCAGTTGTTGGGAGCATAACTTGCGCCCAACGAAGTTTATCATCTGGAAGTATCTCTTTTTCTGGCGAATCGTATCCTAAAATACGAACTTTATATCTGTGACTCCATCCACCACCATTAATTTGCTCACGATGATTTCCCTCAGGTGGAATTTGTCCTATCCACCATATAAAACCATCTCTTCCTATAAAATTACTTTTTATTAAAGACTGATCTAACATTTTACTCTACCTTATTATTGACCAAATGTGTCTCTAATTAACTTCAATGAAGTATAGGATCCATTCGAATCAAAATGATGACACAGTGCTTTAATCATATATAGACCACTTTGTGCCTGATCAAACTCTTTCTTTTTAGAAGTTGTTGTTGTGGGAAATTGGCAATTAATAACATCTCCTGCTTTCAAGTTAGTATTTGATGGCACAGTCATTGTTAACATCTGAACAAAAAGACTATTGTATCTTGTTAAAGTTTGAGATTGATATTTCAATGCCTCTGCATTTTTTTCTGTTGAGACATCTTCATCATAAGCTCCACGATCAAGTATTGATGCAACTGTTCTTGATGGAGATTTTCCAAGATCTATTAATGACTGAGCATCTCCTACCACAATCACTGGTGGACTAATTGTTCCTCCCAGAGTTTCTAATCCTTTTTTATACTCATCTTTACCAAAATCTATAAAATTAACCTTAAAGGTGTACGGATCAAAAATAACTCTTTTACTAGCATATGCACCTAGTCTAAGATTCTCAATAAGTTTTTCATTTTTATTTGTGCTATAAGATAAGATATTAAAGTCATTATTTCTTGCCAATCTAGACTGATTGACATCAGTATAAGTGTATGTTGCTTTTGGACCTTTTTTAATTAATTCATCAAGTGATTTGAAGAACAAACCTTCGACTGTTTGGAAAAATACAAATCCAGCAGTTGCATCTTTTTCCGATAGTTCTGGAACTGCTTTTGATGCTAAACTAACTAAAAGACTAAATGGTTTGCGGGAATTTCCTAAAAAACCATAAGAGTTTATGGTTTTATCAACTTCAACTTTCTTGGTTGGTTTTAAAAATTCTTTGATAATATTCTCAGCAGAAACTGAAATTGGGGATGATGTTGGATATTTTTTTGTTACAGATTCGGTTTCATTCAAAATTGCTTCTCTTGAAGTTAAATTCAATACCAACATTTCTCTTTGAGTTTCGCTTACCACATTTGCAATATTTGAAACGTATAGAGTATCACCTGATGCATAATCTATACCAGGATTTGATGGTGAATTTCCAGCAACTTTAAATAAAACTCTTTCGCCACCTCTTAATGGAAGACCTTGATACACTGATTGCCTTTCTCCGTCAGGAGTCATACAGTTTATATCGGCATTTTCTGAATTATTTGCTCCAGATACAACACCATTATCTACAATTACAATTGTTGCGGTGACAGTGGGTGAAAAAATATCTTCATAATAATCAACAGAAATCGTTCCTAATCTAACATCGATGGTCTTACCACCACCTCTTTTTTCAAGGATAAGGGATTCGTATATTGACCTATCGATTGCTGCCATTTATGATTATGCTAGTGCGAGATACTGAGTTTGTTCGATATATCTATTTAATCCACTTTGAGGAGAACTTTGGAAACTTGGTGTTCCACCTGACCTTTGTGCTGGTGCTGCCTGAGCAATTTGTGATTGATCTGGTATAGGAACAACAATCGTTTGTCCCTTTCTTTCTGTTGTAACCTGTGATGCTGACTGAACTGCTTGTGCTGGTTTTGCACTTGCAATTTGAACTTCTGGTGTTGTACTTGGCTTTGCAGCGGCAGTTTGTGGTGCAGCAGTTTTTCTTCCAATATCTAAAAGATTTAAATATGGTTTTGGATCAATAGGTCTTCCATTTGGGCGAACTTCATAATGCAAGTGTATGCCTCTTGATCCACCCGTATTTCCAATTTCACCAATCACTTGACCATTATAAGGTCCAAGTCTCACCATTATTTTGGCTAGGTGGGCAAAGTAATATTCAGTGTTGCCAGATTTAATTTTGACGAGATTTCCATAACCACCACCATCACCAGCAAAAGTTACTGTTCCAGATCCTTTAAATCCAACTAACCAACCAGTTTGCCCACTTGTATGAATATCAATACCTGCATGACTTCTTGTTGGTTCTCTATATGCACCAAACCCCTGTCCAGGTGTTAATGCAACTGTTCTATTACCACCCTGTGAGATTTTAACAGTATCTACCACACGGGATCCTTTTGCTGGTGTAATAGGAGTTGGAGTTGCTGTCCCAGATGGTGTAGATGGTTTTGCTTTTTGATACTCTTTCCAAATTTTGTTACCGTGCATCGCGCCTGTTGTACCAAGTGCATCTGGAGTTGTTAAGTTCTCAAAACTTCCAGATATGTGTGCAGCACCAAATCTCTTAACTAAAAATTCAAGAGAAGCATCTGGATATTTTCTTTTAATTTGTGTTAAGGTATTAGTTGCATGTTGTGCAAATAGAGCATCTTGATCTTTTGGTGGGAAATATTTTAATAATTTTCTTGCTGCATTTCGATCAGATCCATTAGCTCTTTTTAAAAGATCCTCTGCTATTGCTTCTTCACCCATCGCTTTTGCATTTTTGCGAATAACTGCCGTAGTATCAGATCTATAAGTCATAAATTGATATCTTCCTAGACCATGGCCACCACCTCTCACAGTGACACCAACTGAGTCATAATCTCCTTCTGCTGCACCAGTTGCAGTTGCAAGTCTACCAATATCAACACCATAGGCAGTTCCCATAGGACCTCCACTACCAGTGCCACCAGGAACTCCCTCAGGTGCTGCTGGTTCTGGTTTAGATTCTGGAATTTTTAGTTTATCAAATCCAAGATCAAGTGGTTGAGAAAGAAGATATATTGCATCATTAAAATCTTTTTCAATACCTAATATGCCAGTTTGAATAGTTGACATACTATTATCAATCAATTGTTGTTGATCAGTAAAATCAAACTTCATAAAGTTTTGGATAGTTCCACCTAGCAAACTACCAAATCCGGATAATATTGTCGTCACATTACCAACAAAAGATCTTAATACAACAAATAATTTACCCATCCTGTCTATCAGTTGTTCTCCAAGACGAATGATTACAGGAAGGTTATTGATTAACCACCCAACCATCAATGTTCCTATAAAGTCCAATATTCTACCAAGAAAACCTTTTGTACTTGATGCAATTACTTTTCCTTGCCTTCTAATTGCACCACTAATTCCAGATGCTTCAATTACATCTTCCCTTTCTCTTCTTCTAACCGCCTCTCTTCTTCTTTGAAAATTTGATACTGTGAGTTTTATTGCCTGTTGCTTTTGTCTATTACTGTTTACTAATGCAGTATTAATATTCACAGCACTCTTTTGAGTACTATTAATACTTTTCCTAAAAGTCATAACAGACTTTTTAATCTTATCAACACCTAATGATGATTTTATTAATGTGCTTTGAAGTTTTTCTGCCATTTTACATCATCGGGACATTGTAGACTGAATGTGAAAATGTAAGATAAATGTTGTTTGAATTTTCAGGATCTATGACTGGCATTGGATTTGTGTTCTCACCAGTCACAGTTGATCTTTGTTTTCCGGCAGTAGATCTAGTTCCTCCACCCATAGGCATAGGAATAATTGTTGGTTTTGGTTCTGGTAAAGGACCAACACTTTCTACCTTCATTGCAACTTCTTGCTTAATTGGGAATACTTGTGCCTGTGGTATGTTGGCAGTTAATCCTTTTGCAATTTCAAGACCTTCTACTCCAACTTTTCCTGCAAGTTCTGATGCAGATTGAACTAGTTGCTCTACATTTATAGTTCCATATTGTGGTGGTTGTTTAAAATCTTGTTCGGATGCCTGTGATATTAAATCCGCTCCTGATGTCTGCTTTTGATCACCCATCGGGTTTTCAGAATTAAAGGCAATATCAGTTACTTTACTCTGAATTGGTTGAGAACTGGTGGCACCAAAATCAGATCCAAACATTTCTGTGGTCTTATTGAAAAAATTTCCAAGAGCATTCTTTGCTGGATCATAAGCATCTTTAACAAAATCTGTTAATGGTTTATATGCAAGACCTGCACCAACGAGTGCTGCTGGTAATTTTAATGGAGGTGGCGCAATTTTTGAAAGGGCATTTCCCACACCCCCAGAACCAAGAGCGCCAAGAACATTGCCTGTGATTGCTTTACCAGGATCTTCACCCTGACTAATATCATAAGCACCACCGATTCCTCCAACAGTAAGAGGACCTAGTAAACTTGTTAATGAAAATCTATTAGTACCTTTGTTACCAACCTGTTGTGATGCTTCACCAGTTGTTTTTGGTGGTGTTTTAGGTGGTTCTTTATCTCCTGCTGGTGGTGGGTTTCCTCCACCAGGTTTAGAAAATCCTGGAAGAACATCTTGTATTTTTGGTATAAGTTTATTTGCCGCATCTTTAACTCCATTCAATAAGGCTTGAACAGGTTTTAAAAACGCACCAACAGCGACAGCAGTTGTGATTCTTGCCGCAACTCGTGACATTGTATTGAATACCGCAGTTAGACCAAATCTAATTCCTGCGTATATACCACCGATGATACCAAGATTTTTTAGAACATTATCTCTAATTTCTGTTAATCTTTTCTTATTTCCTTCACCAAGCGCCTTGATTGTTTCTAATCCTTGATTCAGTAACCAACCACCCAAAAGAGTGGTGAAGAATTGCATTAAGCGAGAAAGTGTGAATGATGTCTTCGCTGCAATCTTTTGAACAGGATAAACTAACGCAGCCTGTATTTTTCTTTCAATTATACTTTCTTTACCTTCTCTTAACTGCTGCTCCGCAAGTCTTCTTTCTTGATCTTGTGCCTGCGCCTCTTTTCTTCTTTCTAGTAATGAATTTTGAGTTATGTTCCCATAAACATTCTGCATCGCAGCGTTTAAAGAATTAACTTGCTGCGTGAGTGATGTAAGTTGTTCCGAAACTGTGTTTAATGCTAACGAGTTTCTTTGAATTAATGATGTTGTGACTGGATCTGGTTGAGAAACCGCAGGAGGAGGTGTTGCCCTAACGAAAGCATCACTAGACACTGTTCTTCTAGCGACTCTTAATCCTCCCGATAGTGGCGATTTAATCTCAGCCATTTACCCCTGCTGCTGCTTTAAATTTTCCTCTTCAACATATTGTTTAAGAAGAGAAAGGTAAATTTCTCTCTCCCAAGGCATCATATTCTCTAACTCTGTCAAACTATATTTATGGTGCTGCACCATAGCAAAATTAACCTTATAGTATGACTCAAGATCCTCGTGAGCCATACCTATCCGAAAAAAGATGTGAGTCCCTCCAACACAACTTCACTTTCAACACCAGTCTTTGGATTATTAACTGTAAATTTATGAGATAGTTTAGGCATCGTATCAAAGAACTTTTCAATTTCTTTAAACTGTTTAGAACTTAATTGCTCAATAAATTCGTGAAGTTCTTTTTTGGTACAGTCTGATGAAGCCCAAGATTCTTCTTCAGAGTAAACTTGTTCAATACAAGATGCAATCAAGTCGAAAGTTTCAGTTACGCCAATTTCATTTCCAGAAGCAAAATTGCTCTTAATAAATTCATCCATCGATGGATACTTCATTCTTAAAATTAGATTATCATCAAGTCTGATATCTCTTGTATGATCTTCACCAACTTGGACTTTAATGTCGTCGAGATTAATTAATACTGGAACTTGTGTAAGATTGTCATCTGGACAAGTAATTAAAATTTCAACATCTTCCCCAACAGATTTTCCACGAATATTGAGGAACAGATATTCGATATCAAATGTTGAGAGTTCTTCTACTTTTACACCTCTTGTCAAAATACAAGCGGAAATTACATCTTTAACGGCATTTGCAATTTGCTTACTATCCTCACTTTCCATTGCAATAATTAAAACCTTTTCTTCCTTAACTAGAAAAGGTCTAAACTTGATTGTCTTCTTAGAAGAAGGAATTTCCAACTCATAGGTTGGTGTGGAAATTTTAGGTAAAGGCATAATAATCCTTACAAATCAGATAAGAATATTTAGAGGAGTCTTTTGAACTTATAATAAACTGTCTCTCAATTGTCCAGTAACTATTGCCTCTCCTGTTGGAGTACCAAAAGGTCTGAATCTAACACCACCAGCACCAGCAGCACCAGGTGAAACTGGAACATAAACTGGTCTATTATTTTGAGTTTCATTTAAGAAACTTGTATCCGAAACTAAATTATTATCTTCTCTTCTATTAACATCTATACTATATGTTCTGCCGCAAACATATCTTTCATAACTAAAAGATGCACTTGCCTTTAAAATAGATGAATTATCATATGAAATGGCAGTTGAATTCAAAGTAAGTGGAAACAGTCCATAGAAAGTATATTCAATGTACTTACTATAATCTCTATCAAATTTTATAATTCTAGTAGAATTGCACTTATAATCATCCGGATACATCATTCTAAAATGATAACCTTCTTTGTATGGAAGTTCTCCGGATCCACTGGAAATAAACTCCATCCAGTGTTCTAAGAATTTTATGGTTTTATATGAACTATCAACATAAAACTCAAAATCTATTTGAGTAAAGGTTCTGGTATGTGCCATTTTTTCTGCAACACCAGTATAGTTACCGACAATATCTGCGGTTGCAAAAGAACTTCCTGGAAGTGAAGCAGAGTTACACAACAATCCAACCGAATCTCCAATGAATCGATAATCAATTCCTCTTCTGAGAAGGTAGGATCTTAGTTGTCCAGATAAACCACCAAAAATTACTTGATAATGAGAAGTCTGAGCAAGATTTGTAAATAATGGTTTAAATTGTGATATTCTTCTTGGTCTTGGTGCAGGCACTCTAAATACCTATTATGAGTATTTTAGTTATTTAGATGTCATATAAGGGAAAATACAAACCATCATACCCTCAAAAATATAAAGGAGATCCCACAAACATCGTATATCGTTCATTGTGGGAACGCAAATTTATGGTGTATTGTGATTTGAATGAAAATGTTCTGGAATGGGCATCAGAAGAAAAGTGTGTAGTTTATAGATCTCCTATTGACGGAAAACCTCACAGATATTTTCCTGATTTTATCATAAAGGTTAAAGAAGAGAACGGATCAATCAAAAAATATGTGATTGAGATTAAACCAAAAAGACAAACACTTCCTCCACCAAAACCTAAAAGACAAACAAAAGGATATATTGCAGAAGCATATGAGTATGCTAAAAATCAAGCAAAGTGGGAAGCAGCAAAAGAATGGTGTGCTGATCGTGGTTATGAATTTAAAGTTCTAACGGAGAACGAGTTAGGTATCAAGTAATGGCAGAAAAGAGAGAAACTCTACTCCAGTCACAAAAAAGAAAACTTGCTGAACAAAGAGCGGCAAAAAAACCAACAGATACGGATACTAATCGTAACAGAGTTCGTTCTGTACTTGATGGTATTACTGGAAAAGAAAGCGGTGATGATTTAATGCTTGAACTTTTAGAAGTTGTTCAAGAAACTGGAAAAGTTCCAAGTCCTGGTAAGTTTTATATCTTTGTTTATAATGCCAAGACCCCAAATATAAGATACGATCAAAATCCTCTTGTTGCCGTAACTGATGTGTTTCAATGGGGATTCAAGGGTTTAAATATGCATTGGGGCGAAACTCGCCAATATACCTGGAATGAGGTGGCAGGATCATTATATGAGGTATATCCATCTGAGATTAAGGATTTGCAGGCGATACCTTTTGCAAATTTCCGTCTAAATACTTAAAAAAGTAGTATAAATGCCTCTCAACGTCGGTGCTTCAATGGGTAGTGAAGCATATGCAACTGCTTCGGCAGAAAATGCTTACGATAATGCATATTCTAATGTAACCACGACACCCGAGTATTTTAACAATGGTGGTGGAAAGAATACCTTTCGGTATCCAATGAAGAGAATAGATAGTACTTCTGACTACTTAGAAATAAAAATATTTGATTATATTGCTGGTGGTATTGACTTTGGACCACCACTCGAAATTCCTTCACTGCAACAAAGACAGCAGCAAAATAAGGCAGGTAAATCAAGTCCAACACATTATATAATTTTACCAATACCCCAAAACGTAAGTGATAGTAATTCAGTAACTTGGGGTGAAGATAGATTAGATCCAATGAGTGCCGCTGGTGTTGGAATTTTTGGTGAGGGTGTAACAAGTCCAACTCAAGCTGCACAGAAAATAATCGAAGCTGCTGGAAGTTACTCTACACAACTTGCAAATAACGAAGCACTTAAAAAAGCTTTTATTAGTAAATTGGCTGGAGAATCAGTAAATAATCTTGGTGGAAATGTAAGTACCAGTGGATTGATTGCCAGAACAACTGGAATGGTTATGAATTCTAATTTAGAACTTCTCTTTCAAGGTATAAATCTTAGAGGATTTCAATTTACATTCGATCTTGCTCCAAGATCTAGAAAAGAAGCAGAAGAAGTTAAAGGAATTATCAGAACATTAAAGTCAACAATGTCTGCAAGAAATGGTGGTGCAGGCACTGGAAACAACAGATCTGGATTTTTTATTGATTCTCCAAGTGTATATCAATTAACATATAAGATGGGTCCAAAGAAGCACCCATTCTTAAATACTTTCAAACCTTGTGCTTTGACAGATATGTCGGTTAATTATACGGCATCTGGAACTTATGCAACTTATGAAGATGGAAGTCCAGTTCACTTACAAATGTCATTAGTATTCAAAGAAATTGATCCTGTATACTATGAAGATTATGGTCAAGAAGAAGCAGCAGATGGAGTAGGTTACTAAAATGAGTTATTTCAGAGAACTACCAGATTTAGAAATACCATCATCCCTACCACACAAAAATTCTTCAAGGGATTATATAAGAGTTAAAAACTTATTTCGTAGAGTTAAGTTTTTAGATTGGTTACAAGATAAGGCAGTTTTATATGCTAAATTTCAAATACCACAAAATGCAAGACCTGATACCGTTGCTGATTTACTTTATGGAAGTCCAGATTATGATTGGGTTGTTTTAATTACTGCTGGTATCATAAGTGTAAGACATCAATGGCCTCTTTCTAATCGTGATATTTACGAATATGCAGAAAACAAATATACACCAGAAAAATTAAATGATATTCATCACTATGAAACTGTTGAAGTTAGAGATCAAAATGGAAGATTAATTCTACCAAAAGGAAAAATTGTAGATTCTGACTTTAAGATAATCGTATCATCTGGTTCTACTTATAAAAATGTTGGACCAAATGAAACTACCACCTTTACTTCTGATACAACTGGGGAAATAAATCCAGTCATTGGTGTTTCAAACTATGAGTATGAAGTTACACTAAATGATCAAAAAAGAGAAATCGATGTTCTTGACAGATCATATCTACAACAATTCTTAAACGATATGAGAGCAATTATGAAGTATGGTGAAAGTTCTCAATTTATTGATGATAAATTAGCCCGTACTGAGAACACTCGTCTCATCGGACCATAAGAGTTTCAGACTCTTATCAAAAACCATTACATAACGGTGCTTGCGGGAGCGATCTTTCCATTCTCCCTCAGCACCTTTTATTTTGCCTCTTGAATGTTTGGTGCCGTCTGCAAAGTAAAAATCTTTCTTTGCGTCTGTAAGACCGCAATATTTAAAGTTACAAGCGCGATAGATTGTGCCGCTATGAAAATCGCTATCAGCATAAGATATGATTGCTGAGACTTCTGTGTCTTTGCGAAACTGTCTAATCGCTTTTGCAACGAACCAAGAAGTAATGTTGTGCTCCTGTGACTGTGTATCTGGGTGGATACAGAGTCTAGAGAGTTCGAAGAGTCCTTGTTGTTGATTTCGTTCAAGACCGAATGCTCCCTTTGCGATTTCTGGAACTGGAAGTCCTGTAAAGATGCAGACTCCCTGTAAACCACCAATATTTAGTGGGGAGAACTCATTTTTCTTGAAAAGACCATAGTTATATCCAGACTTGAATCCCTTTGATATATCTTTAAGATAGTGATATTTAAGCAGCAGTTCTTCTGCCTGCTGTTTGGTAATCCTATCAACGTAAAAATCAGATTTCATAAAAAAGGGGAGACCCTTGCCTCCCCAGTATTATAGCACCTAATCAGTCTTCTGCCAAGCGGGCGAAGTAGGAAAGTGCATCGTCATCCTCATCCTCCACAGGTGCAGCAGCACGACGAGTGGGTTGAAGATTGTTGAGTTCAGTGCGAAGATCTTCATCAAGATCCTTCACAGGACCACGAGAATACTCTTCCTCTTCGGCAACTTCCTCATCAACACGACGAGAACCTTTGGAACCAAGCACATAGTCCAGACGCTTTTTCAGATCATCATAGGACTTGAACTGGTCGGCAGCAACGAGTTCGGCAAGAGAATACTGCTTCTTCCAGATTGCTTCCATTGCATCATCATCGTCAAGCAGAGCACCCTGAGCAGCAAACTCACTGGAATCATAGTTGCGATAACCAGCAACGTTCTTTGCTTTCAGTTTGAAATTAGCACCTTGCCAGAAGTCAAACGGATCGATTGCTTCCTCATCTTCAAACTCGGGTTGCATTGCAGCAGTCAGTTTGTCGAAGATCTTCTTACCATACTTGAACAGGAACACCTTACCTTCATTGGCAGGGTTGGCAGGATCCTTCACCACATAGATGTTGGAAACATAGGTCAGTTTACGCTTCTGCTTACGGGCAAGTTCCTTACCAGCATCAGTACCATTGTTCCACAGTTCGGAGTTCAGTTCCGACACAGGATCTTTACCACCCAAAGTGGTCAGAGAGTTCTCAATATACCAACCACCAGGACCTTGGAAGGCATGGGAATACAGTTTCACGAACGGCAGGTCTTCACCATTCGGAGCAGGAAGGAAACGGATAACGGCATAACCATTGCCGCTCTTATCTACATCCAGTTTCCACAGACGGTCATCGGAAGAACCGCTGCTAGTATTCATTTTTTCAACTTCTTTTACCAGTTTGGCAGTCAGATTGCCAAGTTTGGATTGCTTTTTAAGGTCGGAAAACGACATTTGGATTACCTCGGATTAATTGGATTCGGGGGATTTACTTGGATAGTATAGCGAAAATTGGATCACCTGTCAATGTATTGTTTCAGAGATTCAATGGTCTTATTCATACTACTAAAAAGTAAACTCATATCAGTTTCTGGTGGGAATCCCATCAGCGCAACTGACTTGCGTAGGTTCTCTTTCATCTCAACCGCTTTGGGGTCGTCTGAAAGGGATAACCTAGTATACATCACTCTCTGCTTTTCTAGCAAGAGCTCGAGTTTTTCAATGTGTTCCAGTTTATCTTCACGGGACATCATACCGAAAGTGAGAATACTTCCGTAAATACTCTCTTGTAACTGATTGATTTCTTTCAGTTCGTCTTGAATAATATCAGAATCAAAAAAGTTACTCATCTATGATTTCCCGTAAAATCTTTTTGTAATTGAACACATCAATATTTAGGAATGGTGTGTATTTTTTGATTTTTAAACTAACGGTTTCCCACACCGGGTCCAAAAGTTTCTTATCAAACATATTCCCGAACAGGAATATTTTATTGTATATGACTAGTGTTTCTAGGCTAATCTTCCCGCTCAGGAACTTTTTAAGAACGGGTGGATGACCTTTGGAACAATTCAAGGCATCGTCTAATTTTGTCTCCAAGAACAATTCGCTGCTTTGTTCTTTGAACAAGTAACTCAAACTCTGTTGTCTCCGCATCCAATCTGCGTAAGTTCTTTCTCCAGAATTGATAATTTCTCCAATCCATAAATTACCAGGTGTGTCTGATGCTACAAAGTTTGATACTAGAAAATCTACGACTTCTTTGTCCGAATACTTGCGACTTGTCTTCTCGAACCAGTATTTGTCCTTACGTTTATTAAAGGATGTCATACTGGCACGAGTCTTCGCACCGTATTTAAAGAAGTCGTATTTTGGATTTGTGAAATGATTTTTGAGTGACAAATAATGTTGATAAGTTTCAA